AGTCAATATAAAAATGTTGAGGTGTGCCATTAGTTAATAATGTACCCCAATGAGTGCCACCATTTTTTAGAAATATTTCTCCACCATCAGCATCAAGGATAATGTCTCCTGCAACATCTAGTGTTAAGTCTCCAGAATTAGCTATATTGCCAGTAACTGCTATACCGCTTGATGTTGTGGCTAGTTTTAAGTTTCCATTATTGTATAAATAAACAGGGCCATCTTTTTCAAAATACCCCATAACTTTAGCGTTACTGCCACTTGTTAATCTTACATCTGATCCATTTGTGTCTAAGCCTAAAAAGCCAGTACCAACATCTCGAATGTTACTATTTGCTGTATCATGATAAATCTCAAGGTCAGACGAAGCACCGAAGGTGGCTTTACTATTATCGCCAAGTTTTACATCATGGTTAAAGGTTGCACTACCAGCGTCAGACATATCTAGGGTGAGGGCTGTTATAGTAGAGTTATTATCTGTACCATTAAAAACAATATTTTTGTCATTTATTACTGACCTAATAACAAAGTCACTTGATACGTTTTGTAGTAAACCATAAAAAGTACCACCATCGTGAAGATTTATGGCACCGCCACTATCAGCATCAAGAGTAATTTCTCCTGCAACGTCTAGTGTTAGGTTGCCAGATGGATTAGCTATAGAGCCTGATAGGTAGAGGTCTTTGAAGCGAGCTGAACTAGCACCTAAGTCAATAGCATTATCACGAACAGCCCCTGTGGATGTTGAAGGGGTTATCGAGTTATTGTTAAATTTAGCAAAAGCATCACTGCCATTTGGTGAACCTATATAAAGCGCACCCGATACAGAACCAATACTACCTACAGCGGAGCCGTCTTTGCGTAAAGAAATAATATCGCCATCACTAACGGTTCTATTTAGCAATAAAGGATAATTACCACTTTGAGTTGCAAAAAGCTGTCCATTTGGGCGTAGTTCAACACCTGTAGTTGCTATTGTAGGAGAGGTCTTACCCACCAACAAGTTGCCTGACGAGTCGATGCGCATACGTTCTGTGTAGCTACCGCCCATCCTAAATATAAGAGGACCTGTTCCAGAATGGTTAATGTAAGATGTTGCACCGTATCCTTGGATTCCGAGATTTCCTGAACCTTGTGCGGCGTTCTGGCTTAAAATTACCCCATCAACCGTAAGTTTCCCACTAGTCGAACTCGTCCCAATACCAACGTTGCCTACGCTGTCTATGCGCATCCTTTCGCTGGCATCTATTTTGAAACTCATAAATGTACCACTTGCAGAATTTGCAGGGTCAGCTTCAATAGTTAGAGCATTATTGCTACCAGAAACATTACGCAATCTACCAGAAACATGATTATCTGCATCAAGAATATCTAAATTGTTGTTGCTCTCAACAGTCAGCCCATCAGAAGTCACTGTGCCAATTACGTTAATGCCTGTTGATGTAATGCGTAAGCGTTCTGTGTTGCCTGACGTAGCCGTAGCACTAGCGTTCGTGTAAAAAACGTGGTTCTGCGCCCCTCTATGATCTGAACCGCTAGACCCATAATAAACGGAGGTAGTGCCGTTTTCTGCCTTACCACCTAACAATGCGGTGGTCGTGTTGCCGTAATTGGTCATCACGATGCCAGCGTATTTTGTGGTGTTGTTCGTCACGTTGGATGACAAGCTAATTTGGTCAAGTCCAGAAGTACCGCCCACCACAGTCAGCCCATCAGAAGTCACTGTTCCAGTTACGTCTATGCCTGTAGCTGTTGTGGCTAGTTTTACAGCCGAATCATAATACAAACTAACATTACCATTTGGCGTTGCGGCAATCATTGTTTCAGTATTAGCAGGGTTGGACACAATGAAATTCTGCGCTAATATTTTAAGGTTTCCTGTACCTTGGTCACTTATGTAAGAGGTAGCCCCATCGTGATAGATCTGTAGGCCAGACCCAGCACCGAATATGGCTTTGTCGTTGTCACCGAAGTTAACATTACCAGTTAACGTACCGCCAGAAAGCTCTAGCTTGTCGGTGTTTAAGTTTGTAAAATTACTGTCAACTTCAGTGTTTGTTAGGGGCGAACCCTTGCCCGATCTCGTTACTATTGTAGCCATAATTCGCCCCTAACCTGATTAAGATGCTGCTATTGTGATTGTCCAACTGATGGACATCGTGTCGTCAGCCGCTTTGTTTACGACAGCAAAAACTGTTCGACATAACATGTCCCCAGATGTAGCCGCGTTAAAAATGCCAGCTTCAGTTACCGCGCCTGTTCCGTCGCCAGCTTCAAAGTTTGATACGTAAACAACTTTTTCGTTGTTCGACCCGATTATGTTTGAGCTGTCGATTGCTTCTCTTGAACCCAACACAGAAACTAAATCAGTCTGCGCGCCGGTTGCCGCTGTGGTACTAGAACCGATTGCCATATGAGACATAACGGCTTTTGAAGTCCCGACCATCCGGGACGCTATAAACGCCAACCCAGTATTAACAACGAGGTTCTTTTCCACGCGCTCGTCTTTAATGTTCCCGGCCTTGTCCTTTAGGACGATGTTAAGCTGACCGGAGAGCTTTAAGTTTTCGTTAATCATAACGATCTCCTAAGTAAAAGTGCGAGAAGTACCGACGTAGTCTTCCGCAAAAAATGTAAAATCAGCATATCCCTGATTTCGTATAGACCCCGCGTCGGTCGAGGAGGCCGTATGTGTGAACGTTCTGTTGAACGCCATAGTTAAATCCAGGGTATCCGTAGCGTTAGCCACGTTAACTCGAACTTTAAAAAATTGTATTTCTTGGTCGTCTAAAACCGAAGACTCGCCGTCAATATCATCAGTGACGCCAATGATTTCGCTTAGTATTTTTTGATAACTGTGAAAGTGTTCGTCGCCAAAATATGCAGGGTCGTCGTAGCCTTTTTGAAAAGCTTTACTGATCTGCTCTGGAATAACCGCAGTGTCCGAAAGACTCTTGGCAAACGTAAAAATTTGAGCGTCACTCGTGTAACCCTCATCTGCTAGAGACTTGTAAAAAGTCCTTACCGCATCGTCAGCCGCTTCTGAACGATCTGACAAAGACTTAAAGAAACTAACAACCGTATCGTCAAACGTAGAAGCACTATCAACTTCATCCAAAACCAGAAGAAAGTATCCTTGCAGTGCAGAAAGGAACCCAATGCCCGCTTTGCTATACGTCGCACTCATACCCAAAGAAGAGTAGGCAGCTTTTAAAGCGTTCTGAAATACTGCGGATTTAAGCTTCACGCAAAATCCTCCCGTATTCTAAACCGGAGCGTCTCGTATAAAGTCTCTCGTAGCCCACTAGCACGAACAACTTCTAGTTCGCCTTCGTAAGTTCCAGCTTCTTGGTTTAAGTCGTTGGCTTGCCACTGTAAGATCGCAATTCCTGCTGTTGCAGTGTCAGACTGAATAAACAAATCGCGTGAGAAAAGCACTGTACTTTCCCCCGCACCCCTAAAGTGTAGTGTCGCGGTCGCACCTGTTAGGTCTGTAGCGAGGTTCGTGTCTTCATCTACGAGTGTAACTTTTATTTGTGGTCCCGTGTCGCCCTGAACATAGTTAAACGATGTAGCCATTATTTTCTTCTCCTTCGCCCAGCAAAGTCTGAGTAACCGACACGAGAAGCAACGCCGCGATACTCTCTGCTTTTTGCGTCGTCTACTTCTTTTGCAAATTTTTGTCGGTAGTACATAGAGAGCTCTGTATTGGTCCACTCTTTGCCGGGAATGAGTGTCAACTGAGATAAAGCGCCGTAAGAAATACATCTTCCGTGTGCCTCAAAGACCCAATCTTCTACACCAGTGGCAGACAATTTAGTCTTTAGGAGCCCCCAACCTTTGTAGTCATACTTTTTATCAGGTGTTGGGTAAAATCGTATCGAGGTATCTTGGAATATTGTATAATAGCAAGGTCGCCCGTTTGCAGTAAACCGTGTTAGGTCTATATGCTTGTCGGATACACGACTCATCTGCTGCCCATCCAACACAAGTTCGTATATGTTTTCTAAAACAGCTTCCTTTGTAGGGATAAAGATTGGATAATCTGCCACGTTCTTAACGGCAAAGTCTCGTTCTATCTCAAAGCGCCAAATTTCACTGCGCTCTAGGAACTTAGCTGAAGCTTCTTGTAAGCTTGCTTCCATTACAATCTCGGGACATCCCGGTAAGTGAGGCTGAATGTACGGGTAGAATGTACTCCAAGGGGTTGTAGCCATCTACGCCACCATACTTCCTGGAGACGGCGCAACGGCCGCGTCCACTTGAGTTTTTGTACCAATTGCCGCGTTAAATGTTTGAAATGCCGATGAAGCGCGTGCCTCATTAGCTCCGTACTCTGCATCTTTGGAGTACGCTCTGTACAAAACCCAATCGGTGATTGGACCAAGGTATATATCATCAAGTAAAATAACTGTGGCATTACTATTTGCGGGGTCTAGCTCACTGTCCGTCAGCGCGTGCTGATCTGGTGTGTCGACGTAGACGACCTCGAGCTGTGCTGTGGCAGCCGCCGGAGGATAAACATAAAAATCTTTAGGGTTACGAGGGTCGTAAGTATAATGCTGGATGTTAGCGGTCTGTGTCTCTGTGTGCCAACTTGGGCGTTGATCGTCTAAAACACTCTGCGCAACAACCCTAACAACTTTTTTAGTAGAACTAGAGGCTACGTTTCGTTTTATATCTAACATTCTAACGGCTGTCGGAAAGCCGCCACTAGAAGCTGTTAGTGTTTGTTTAGAACCTGCCGCACATGTAAAAGTTGCACATTTCGCGTTTGCGTCTGGCCTAAGTAAAACTATGCTGAGGTACGACTCGTTCAACCACCGTTGAAGCTCGAGACGCGGCCAACGCACATTTGAATCTTGTAAAATAGCTTCGACGCGAGAAATAACATCGATAACCTTTATGGTCGCCATTAGCTTAGTCCTCTCATTAAAGGGTGAGAGGGGGAATGTTCCCCCTCCCGTTAGCTATTAGCTCGCAGAGCCAACTAACGCTGTTACTAGCGCTTCGTTTTTAACAACTTTTCTACCATACACGGCAAGGCCACGAACGATGTCGCCAAAGTCGGTCTGGTTACGTAAAGGCTCAGTTTTGCTGATCTGAGAAGCAAAAGAACAAGCTGTGCTTGTACCAGCTACCATCATACGACGTGCTTTAGCGCTTGATACTGTTGCGCCGCCAGATGTTGCAGATAGACCTGGAACAAGAGCTTTAGCTGCTTGACCTTTTGGCAACAAGTTAGACACGTATACGTCAAAGCGATCTAACATACCGATTTTACCTGTACGGATTGTGCTTGACTGATCCCCTGTGAAATACGCTTGCGCAATGTTTGTTTGCATTAACAACTGACGATCGCGTGGTGAGATGATTAACCAACGTCCATCTTCTGGAACGTTTTGCTCATCTAGCGCTGAAGACATTTGTAATATAGCGTTTAGTACGTTTGCAGGTGTTGCTTGGTCGATTGGAGCAGTGTCTGTTCCAAGGTTGTAAGCACCTGAGATAGCACCAGCAGTTGCACCTTTGTTAGATGCGTTTGCACCTGATGTTACAAACCAGTTAAAGAACGTGTCATTTTCGATAACAATTTTCAACTGTTTAGCTGCATCATCAGTGAACATGTTCATTAAGTCCATGTCAGCTT